TGTAGGTAACTACAAAACCCCATCGCTCCAAGACCAATTGAGCGTTCTCTATATGCTGAATAAGCGGCTTTCGTAAAGCCTTCTTTACCTTCTCGAACATAATTTTTAAATCTCCTAAAGTTTGAATTATAATCACTGTCTAATACTTTTATATCTACGATGCTCTCAATAAATAATTCTAGAACATTGTCCAGCATGGTAATCATATCAGAGATAAACAGTTCCTCCTTTGACCAAATGTCAAAGTGTTCTAGATTAACACTTGACAAACAGCACACGGCTGTACGCTCTTCACTTGTTGGAAGAGTTATTTCTGAGCACAGGTTACTCTGGTTTATTCTTAAACCTAAGTCCTTCTGCTCTCTCGGCAGATGTTCATTACATATATCTAGGTTAATAATGTATGGTTCACCAGTTTCAAAACGAGTCTGTATAAGCTGCCACCACAGCGAGCGGGCGCTGACAGTCTTTAAACATTCCTTAGACTTTGGATCTATTAATCTCCAGGTATCATCACCTCGAACAGCTTCTAAGAACTGGTTAGTTATGTTGACTCCATTGTGGATATTAAGACTCTTGCGGTTAATGTCACCACCAGTTGGCTTACGCATGGCAATGAACTCCTCGATCTCAGGGTGATTGATGTCCATGTAAGCCGCATAGCTTCCCCGTCTAGTGGTGCCTTGGTTGAAGGCAAGCATCTCGCTGTCTACCATATGCATGAAGGGTATGGAGCCAGTGGAACGGCTTCCGCTGCTGGTTGATACACCATTGCTGCGTACCTCACCCCAATAACCGCCGATGCCTCCACCAGCACTGGCAAGCCAGCCATTCTCCTCATAGTGGGCGAATAGTCCCTCTCTTGAATCCGGTACATAGTTAAGGAAGCAGCTTATGGGTAAGCCCCTAGTCGTACCGCCATTAGAAAGTATGGGAGTACTGAACATGAACCAATGCTTACTTGCATAGTCATATAGACGCTGCGCCAAATCAAAATCTGTAACACCTTTATAAGTTGCAGAGAAGACAGAGGCCCTAGCAAAGGCTTCTTGGGCATGTGTTTCATTCTCCCAAAAGTATCTATCCTTCAGAGTCAATAGGCTGAAATCATCTAGTTCTTTATCTAGATCATAGTCAATCTTTATTCCTAGATATTCCATCGTCCCAGTTTTTGACGTGGCTTCTAATGTCATCTAAGGTATCCTCATATTTAAGTTCTTCTTTTTTTAATTTTTTAAATCTTTTACTTTTTGAATTAGTCTTAGATTTCTTACGCTTAATATATTTTAAGAGTCTATCACTCTTTCTGTCCCAAGACATCATGCTCCTCCATAAACTTAGTTAGTCTCTTCTCATACCACTCTGCTTTATTAAGATCTTCAAAGCCATTCTTGTATCGGAATCTCCAGCGGTATTTCATAGAGTTGCCCCGGAGATAACCTATGTATTCTTCTTGAGATAGCATAGCCTCAATAGCATCTATGCACTCAGTGTGTCCCTGATTGTAGTGTGCGGGACTATGTACATTATTGTATTGTTTGTTATAATCCTTTGGTTTGTACACTGTTCCTTGTTCTCCCTTAAAGCGTTTACGTATCTCGGTGTACAGATTAGCATCAGTGTGCCTTTGTCTATCCTCCCATTTTCGAGCTACTTCATCCCACTCCTCAGGCGTCGTGTCATTTAATCTTCGTGTCATTTGTCTGTCCATTCCGTAGGTAAGTTATATTCGGAGAACCATCTGAACCCGTTAGCCTCGGCCCACTCTGCATGGGAACGTTTGGTTCCGTCCTTTCTCTTCTTTGCTCCAGGCATGGGAGCCTGTGGATTAGCAAAGATAAAGACCAGTTCAGTACCAGGCGTTAGCGTCTTCTTTATCCATATGTATTTGCTGAATTCAGGGTAGTCCCAAAAGCGTCCCTTCGCCTCCAACAATATTTTAGTGTAGCCTACTCGCCTCACAAAATCAGGGTGATAAGTGTGCTTAATGACATAAGGGACTTTCTCTGAGTGGTGATCCCACTCTTTAAGTAGCTCGCCATGCAAGTGCGCTTCCCATTTAGAATCATATCCACTTGGCACATCCTTCTCAATAGGCCTACGTTTTCTTGGTTGTCTCTTTTTAATGTATTTGACCCTGCCTTTTTGTTAGTTCCTCATCAATTGAGTCCCGTAATTCCATAAGAACAATAAAATCTATGTCCTCTACTGGGCCACCTGTCATTATGTAATGAGTGAGGCCCATTAAAAGCTGGGTGAGTGGCCTTGGCTCACCTCCCGACTGCCAATCTTTATTAGGCATTCGAGTTCCTCCATTGTTATAGACTCAATACAAGTATCTGGTTTCTTTCGTATAAGTTCTTTTATCTTCTGCCTCATCCACTTCGGACAGTATGTACTTAAACGAACCGTGCCTTGGAAAAATACATGCACATCTTTAGGCATGAAGGAGTGTACGTTTTCCTTGGTAATCCTATCAGCATCCTCTTCTGGTACGATGGACTTCATCCACTCAACTAGAAGGACACTCACCTGTCTGCTAATCCTTTTGGCAACTCGACTATTCATTAACTACTAATTCTTGTACCTTTGGTGTAGACATGACACGGGTGAAATACTTTAGGCCAGCAGCATACTTGAATATTCTCAAGCCTCGGCCATTGTTAGCATCAGCGTAGCACTCTACCTTATGTGGGCAATAGCCACACTCTCTCGGCAATCTCTGATTACCCTTAGCTCCTTCAGGTATAGTAGTATAACACCTTTCTGGTGGTATGTCCAGGTCTGCTGCATCACGGACAGCCTTTATTTTATTTCTGACATTAATCTTTACAAATGGTCCCGGTTGATAGAGGGCAAGCTCACCACTCTCTTTATTAAGAGCTACGAAGCCACCATCACTGGTTCCCTCTGGCTCTTCGTATCCAGATAGCTGTCCCATGTAGCCAAATGGATCGCTAGTATGTAGTGTTCCGTCCTTAAACTTCTTGAATGCAAAGTTCGAAGCCGTCTTAATATCAACAACTTCTCCATCTATCTTACAATCCATGTGACCTATGACACCATCAACCTCAACCTCTTTCTGTTCATCTGTTACCTCATGACCAGAGAGTTTGACTAGTAATAGGACTACTTCTTCTAGCATATGTCCATAAAGAAACTTTATAAACGTATGCGGGTCAGTCCTATTGTAGAGTGGTCTCTCATTTCTGAGGTCATACCAAAGGCGTCTCAGTGGTCTACCAACATTTGACATGCGTAAGCCTCTGGATTCCTGATGCGGTTTAGACCAGTGTCGAATGACATTCTTCATACGCTCTCCAAAATCTTCAATATCCTCTTCAGGTATATCAAGATCCTTCTGATCGCATAGACAGGAGAGTGTCTCATAAATGTCTTCTACTACAGTCTCCAATTTTTTCATACTTTATGCTCCACAAATCTCATTTTACGTGTCTCCGAGTTGAAATGTAAATACCTTACACCTAATTCTTTTTGTAGGTCTGATCTGGCTGATAGTCGCCCATCCTTGTATGACTTAACATCAATCAGAAGTACCTTTCCTTCTGGTGTCATTGCTACTAGGTCCACTGGTCCTGTACAACCACAGTTCTTGAACACGTTGTACCCGTTATCCCAAAGCCAGGTGATAGCATAGTATTCAGCTATGTCACCAATTTTGTTGGGGTCGGTCGGCTTTTGTGGCGGAAATAAATCTTCCGGTGGACCCTCATTGCTAATGCGTTTCACTCCAATTGTCTCCTATGGTGTACTCTCCATCCAAAGGACAGATCAGGTTAAACACTGAAGCAGTTTCTTTTATTGCCTCTACTGCAAGTCCTCCTACCCTCACGGCATCCTTCTCAGCTACCTCGATCTGCCATTCATCATGTACATTTGCAGCGTACTTGGCATTAAGACCATACCGCTTGATAGACTCATCAAGGATCAAGAGGGCCTGCTTCATTACCAACGCACCAGCACTTTGTAAGAGTGTGTTCAGTGCGGAGTGTTCAGATCTAACATATATCTTACGGCCATCTAGTCCTTTGAGAAAGCCTCGTTGCGATGCCGCTGACACTCTTTCTCGAAGATATCTAAATGATGGGAGATTATCAAAGAAATGTTTCCTAAGTTCTTTCCCACTGCTTGGGCTTCTACCAACCACCGTTCCGAGTTTTCTATCTCCTGCTCCGTAGAGGAGTGCATATATGAATGTCTTCGCCTGATCTCTTGATTGAAGTCCCGCAATTTTTTGATTAGTGGAGTGTATGTCTCCGTTAATGATTTCATTTATATAGTTTTCATCCTTCATATAATGTGCAAGCATTCGTAGCTCAAGCTGACTCGCATCAACACCAACTAGCTTATGACCAGGCGGTACTATCCAACAGCTACGACACTCTTTGCCATA